TTACAGCGGCCTTCCCCACTATCCTCGGCCAACTCCTCGACATTCCTGACCCAGTATTGCCCGGAGCTCTTTATCGCCGCATCAATGGTCTTTGCCTTTGGCTACATGCGTGACTTCGGCGGCCAGGCCGATAATCCACAGGGCTCACAATCTTGGGAAAATCAGTATAAGACGCTGTTCCCCTCGGCTGAGGCCGAGATTAAGCGGGCCAAACATCAGGCACAGGCTTGGACGCCATATAGTGCATCGCCGCAGGCCACTCCACCGAGGACCTGATAATGCCGATGACATCGGTAACATTGCGGCCCGGCGTTGATGTCGAGCGCACACCGTCCTTGAACGAAGCCGGCATTTCGCAATCGCAGAACATTCGTTTCAAGAACGGCTTGACCCAGACAATTGGCGGCTGGGTGACGTTTGGCAGCGTCAGTCCGTCAACAGTACGGGATCTTCACGCTTGGCAGGACATTGCCCACTTCGATCACTTAAGCGCAGCGGCCACCAATAATCTTACTATCATCACGCCCGGATCGGCCAGCGTCGATATAATACCGCAGACCCTGACCTCCAGTGTGGCGCCAAACTTCTCGACAACTGCCAGCAGTTTTACCGTTACGGTGGTTGACCCTAATAGCGGCGCCAGTCCCTATAATGTGGTGTACTTCAATACGCCTGTTTCGATTGATGGCATCCTGCTTAATGGCGCCTATCAGATTACCGGAGTACTTTCGACCGGCTCCTATGTAATTCAGTCTACTGCGCCTGGCGCTGCCGGTGTCAGCAACAGCGGTATCTTGCCGGTGTTTGCCTCTTCGGTAGGGTCGCCAATCGTTACTGTCACTCTGCCGAATCATAACTTTCAACGGGTAGTGGGGCTTACCGAACAATTCATTGCCCCGACTACGGTCGATGGACTAACTATTCAGGGTCCGTATCTAATTACCAATATTTTATCCTCCACTCAGTTCACCATTACCGCGACCAATAATGCCAGTGCGACTGCAACTTCCACCATGAATGGCGGAGTAGCGCAGCTGGTTTATTACGTTGTCGGCGGTCCGCAAGGAACTGGAACGCCGTTTGGCGGTGGTCCATTCGGCGGTCCGCCGGCATTCGGTGGTGTCGGCGGCAGCTTTGCCGCAGCAACAGGAACACCGATTACGGCACGAGACTGGACCCAGGATAACTGGGGCGAGATTTTACTGTCGTGCCCGGAGAACGGACCAATATTTGTGTGGTCGCCGGATTCCGGGTTTAGCAATGGTCAGCCGGTTGCTACGGCGCCATTCTTTAATGGCGGTATCTTTGTCTCCATGCCGCAGCAAATCCTGGTAGCTTGGCGCTCGGTGCTCTCGACCGGAGTCCAGGATAACTTGGTTGTGCGCTGGTCGGACGCGCTGGACTATACCAATTGGACGGTCAGCAATCAGACCGACGCCGGCAGCTTTCATATCCCAACCGGCTCGATAATTATTGGCGGTCTGCAGGCGCCAAACTACGGGGTGATATGGACCGATATTGATATCTGGTTAATGCAGTGGGTCGGCGGCGATATCATCTTTAACTTTACCAGGGTGGGCACCGGTTGCGGTCTCATTGGCTCACATGGCGGTGGGGTCCTGGCCGGTACGGTCTATTGGTGCGGCTACGATAATTTCTTCACTATCTCGCCGACCGGTGTAGTACCGGTGCCATGCTCGGTATGGGATTATATTTTCCAGAACATCAACCGGACCTACGCATGGAAGGTTCGTTGTGCGCCCAACGCTACCTTCAACGAGATTGCCTGGTTCTTCCCATCGATTAATGCCGTTGAGAATGATTCTTACGTTAAGCTTAATATCACCGAGAACAGCTGGGATTATGGAGTTCTCGCTCGCACTGCCTGGGTCGATATCTCGGTGCTGGGAACGCCGATTGGTGCCGACTCATTGGGAGTTCTTTGGCAGCATGAGCAGGGCGAAGCCACGCCAGGTACTGGAGCGCCATCGTTCCGCTCCGGTTGGTGGGCGCTGACCGACGGCAATGACTTGGCCTTTGTCGATTATGTTATTCCGGACTTCAAGTACGGACTATTCTCGGAGCCGAGCGATGCTCAGGTCAATGTGACTTTCTTCTCGGCTGACTATCCCGGCGATACACCACGGTCCTATGGTCCGTTTACGGTAACGCCAATGACCGAGTATATTACGCCACGGCTACGGGGCCGGCTCATGGCGGTGCAGGTACAGAGCAATAACCAGGAATTTTGGCGGCTTGGACGTATTCGCTTTCGCTATGCTTTGAGTGGGAGACGGTAATGACTATCGGTCCGAGCGATATCCTTTCGGCGTTGCAGAATGGTGTACAGGCCATTCGTGATCTCGGCACGGTACTTAAGAGTGATTTTTTGGAGCAGGGGGCCATTACCACCATTACTTCAACGGCCGCCGGGACCACCTTCAATGCCTCACAGGCCGTAGCAGTATTGTCAGTGGTCACGAGTACGGGCGGGTTCTACAAGCTTCCACTGTTCGGAGGACCATGAGTCATGGCTGAAACCTATACCACCAATAAGAGCTTCGCTCAGGTTACACCGGGTACCGATAGCGGTACTTGGGGACCGTTCGTTAATAATAATGTCGGCATCCTCGATACCATGCTTGGTGGAGTGGCGACTATTCCCCTGACTAATGCCAATGTGCAGTTGAGCTCAGGCCAGTATCAGTGTGCATTTGTTAAAATAACCGGAGCGATATCGGGTAATATTATTCTGACTTTTCCCGGCGGTGTCGGTGGCTTCTGGACCGTTATGAACCAGACCACGAACTCATCTGCCTTTCTTGTTACCATGACTACTACCTCTGCCGGAGCGCAGACTATCGGCTTGCCTCCTGGCCAGAATGTCCAGGTATTTTTGGATGGCGCCAATCCGCAGTATCACGGCCTGCCGCATGTTGGGACCTATGTGCATTGGGGAATACCTGGGACCCCGGCATGGGTCGGCGCCTGCACCATACCGCCATATCTTAACTGCGACGGCACTACATTCTCTGCCGTTACTTATCCGGCATTGAATGCCTTTCTTGGCGGCAATACCTTGCCGGACGCTCGTGGTCGCGCCCTGTACGCCCTAGAGCAAGGTACCGGTCGCCTTTCCGGCGCTGGCTTTTTGGTGGGTGGCGGCAATATCAATACGACGTTGATAACAGCTAACATGCCAGCACATAACCATGGCGTTACTATTACCGATCCAGGTCATACTCATAGCTATACCGTTGACCATGCAGGCGGTCTTAATAATGCGGTATTTGACACCGGACAAAATGCAAATTTTCCAGGACAGACCGGAGCAATCAACAGTGCCGTGACAGGCATTACCGCAAGCGATGGTGTTGTCGGCGGCGGTGCAGCATTTCAAACTATAGGACCGACACTTGTTAACGGCATCATTATGATTCGGGCCGGCTAAATGGATGCCATCCGCATCGCACTTAATACAGCTCGGCGCAGAGCACGCGCTGCTGGCGGTCCAATACTCAGTGAAGATCTCGACCGCGATATTGGCGATGCAATGGCTGAGGCTTTTGGCAGGCCGCCGCCATCAGATCTGGATCGAGCAATGGAACTTGCGGTTAGCAGATATTCCAATAGGGCTGTACCGCCAACTAATATTAAACCTCCAGACTTTATTGATCCAGTTGCTCGACCGCCTGTCACGCTGGATCGCTATGAAGATATTGAGATGCAAGCTGGTGGTACCCCAGATGATGACCGCATTCCCGAATCAGAGCTGCCGATTGGGCCGTCAGGTGTTCCTCGTATAACCATACCGGCATTAGGGCCAACTCCAAAAGAAGGCCAGCAAGTTCAACCGGTACAACCGCCGTCACCTACTGACGTAGCCAAAGCCGCTCCTCGAATCCTTGCTCCGGAGATTACCAAAGCAGTTACCGAAGAACCTGGTCCGCCGACATCGATCTTGCCGGAGCAGGGTAAGATTCCACGGGTTGATCCAGACTATGGTCCGGCTGCGATTGAAGCCTTTGGTTTTCTACCAGGCCCAGAAGCTTTGGCGGCAAAGACTATTGCTGCCGGGATGCTGCCGATTGCCGCTAAGACAGCAAAGACGGCAGCTGAAGCCGCACCACACTTTCTTGATCTTGATCCAGCTGTATTTCAACAAGCTTACAAGAGTGGAAAGCAGCTCGGCTCTAATCCCGGTGGTACTTTTACCAATTTTCCTGATGGCATTGACCGTTATGTCAAAGTGCCAAAGAACGAGCAGCAGGCCAGGCAAGAAGTTCTGGCCGGTAAGTTCTATGAATTGCTCGGTGTACCCGGTGCTAAGACTGAATTAACTCGTACACCTAATGGCAAGATTGCCGTTGCTAGTCAGATTATTCCTGATGCTGTAGAACTAAAGAATTATGTGCCGGGGGTAGTAACACCGGGCCACCCCTGGAGTTACATCAATCACCTTCGTGAGCATTTCCCGGCCGATGCCTGGCTTGCTAACTGGGATGCGATCGGGGCTGACAAAGAAAATATTCTAGTTAATCCTAAGACACTTGATGCTTATCGCATCGATCAGGGCGGGGCATTAGGATTCCGCGCTAAAGGTTCTCCTAAGGGCGAAGCATTCGGAGATACCGTTCATGAACTAGAGGAGATGAAAAGCCCAAAGTATACATCGGGACAGGTCTTCAGCGGTCTTAAGCCAGACCCTGATAACCGAACAGCACAACGTATTGCGGCTGTACCAGATGAAACAATCCGTCAGCTTGTCGCTCAATACGTTGGTCCAGAAGAAGCCTACGGTAAGAATAGTCTTGCCGATAAACTGATCGCTCGCCGAGATGACCTTGCTGAAAAATATGGATTGGACAAAGGTGAAGTACCGCCGCAGTCGGCATTTCATGCTGAGCTACCCAAGGGCGAAGAGGCCGTGGGACTATCCGATGATGAATGGAATGGTTTGTTGAAATCAATACAAGCGCCACAGTCTAGCACCGTCGGTATGCCGATTATGCAGCTCAATAAGACCCATAGTGCCGGGCAGATTATTGCATCGATTAAGGATTACGATCCGATTTTTCTGGAATCAATGCCGAAGATTGTAACGTCAAAGCAGCTCGGAAAGATTGGTGTAATGCTTAACAACCAGCCTGCCGATCACGTTGCTGTAGCCTTGAATAATTTAGATAAAAATCAGAAAGAAAATATTTATTCCTGGCTTAATCAAAAGCAGCTTGATGCTGTGACGGAAGCTGAAGCTGACCTAGCCAAGAAGAAGCCTGCCTACAAAAAGAATGGTTACACCGACCAGGACATCGCAAATTATTACGATGACCAACACTTACAGGAACTTAAGGAAGCGGCAATCGCCTCCGGCGAACAGATAAGCGATGTCAAGCCAGGCGATTTTACTTCACAGAAGTACCATGATGCAATTGAACCAATTGATTGGATGAAATATCGGCCGAATAAATTCCAGTCATTTACACCGCTGGATATTCCAAAGCGCGAGCTCAATGAAATTATTAATCACGGATTTAATCCATGGGTAAAACTCTTCCATGGCGATAAGCAGGTCCCCGGTGGCCATCCTGAACAGTTCTTGCCTTGGAGTGGGGTTGGTGCTGTTAAAAATTATGAAGGAGAGAAAGCAGTATTTCTAGCGCATGATCCAGAAATTGCGAGAGTATATGCCGGATGGCCCCCAGAAGGTGAGAAAATTGCTAGTCCTTATATTGCACGAGGTAGTAAAGTCGGTCGTGTTGATTGGCCTCAGCTAGTATCTCCCGGTACCAAATGGACCGGCGCTGAGTACAGCGGCTATAAAATGGCTAAGTTAATTAACGCCGGCCATGAAGCCGGCTATGATATGCTGATTATAGATGGACTACTGGATATAGGACCACAATACGAACAGACCCAGTATGCCGTGCTCAACCCGGCAATCTTGCGCGCTCCTCATGCTGAGTTTAATCCAGTCCATCTCCATAAAGCCCGTCCATTATGGGGAGTCGCAGGTGGAACTCTATTCACTTATGGTATGATGAAGGGGGAAAATGAGGGTAAGATGGCCCGTGGCGGCAAGGTCAAGAAGCCACCGCCGCCTAACCTGTCTGCGGCTCATCGAGCCTTAGCAAAGGTATTCAGTCATGCCAGCTAGCCAGGTAATGCACAAATGGAAGCATGGGAAGCTTCATAGCGGCAGCAAGAGCGGCCCTGTCGTTAAGAACCGAGCTCAGGCCATCGCCATAATGATGTCAGAGCGGCGAGCCGAACAGAAACACGGCGGCAAGTATCCTGAGAAGAAAGCCTTCGGCGGCCCCAACCTCGACCGCTTCAATATGGAAAACATGGTCATGCGTGGGTCCATGTATGGTCTGCGCCATGAAGGGATGATTCATTCATCGGTACCTGGCCGTACTGACCGGCTACCCATGTCAGTCAAATCGGGAAGCTACGTTCTTCCCGCCGATATTCCCTCAGCTCTTGGCCAAGGCAATTCCATGGCTGGCGGCAAGATCCTGCAGAAGATGTTCTCCTCCGGGCCATATGGTATGGCGCCAATGTCTGGTGGCCGTGGCTCCGGTCAACCCAAGATGTCCTGGATGCGGCCACCGTCGATGCCCAGCACGGGTATGGGTCGTGGCAAGACGCCCTTTGCTAGCGGCGGAACTCACCGTACCGCACCTGGCCATGTACCAATCATAGCTGCAGGGGGTGAATTTATTATAAATCCTGAAGTTGTGCGTGATGTTGGTCACGGGGACATCAGTGCCGGACACAAAGTCCTCGATAAGTTTGTGATGAATGTCAGAAAAAAATACCACCAAACCCTCAAGAATTTACCGCC